TGTATTTGATGATTATATTATAGAAGATGGTGCTAGACCAGATACTATATCATTCGACTTATATGGTGATCCTGGTTATGATTGGACTATACTATTAATTAATAATATGGTAAATTTCTATGAAGATTGGCCAAAATCAAAAATGGCATTAGATAACTATGTTAATTATAAGTATCAAAACCCTGAGGATGTACATCACTATGAAACTATAGAACAAACTCATAATGGTAATATAATATTAGAAGAAGGAACTAAAGTACCAGAACAATACCAGTTTATCACTCCAGAGGGATTAACCTTACCTAAATTACAATCTAGAGTATCTGTTTCAAACTACACTTATGAAATAAATGAAAATGAAAAGAAAAGAGATATTCTACTATTAAAACCAGATTTAATACCACAGTTTAATCAACTCTTTATAGAAGAAATGAGATATTCACCAAGTACCGAGTTTAGAACAGAAACACTTCGTTTATCCCAAAACTAATGAGAGTAGACAGACACAGAGACATTGCTGCTGATCTCGAAGCAGAATTAATTGCTGAACTGAAAGGTATCAGTACACAACTACGTGGTACTTTTCAAAAAATATCTAAATGTGATAGTATGGGTAGATCTTCTAAAGTAATTCAAATAGAGTACGATATACAAGAAAGGGGTCAATAGGTATAAATACCTAATCGACCCTTTTGACGAAAAATTGCCCAGATTTTTTTCCCCCGTTTTTTGAAACTAAAAGGTCAATTTCGTTTTCGGGGATTCTTTAGATTCCAATCTATTATACCAAAGGGGTTCAACATGACCCACTTAGCATAGTATACACCTCTATAACACAGGAGAGCAAAGACCTTCTCTGGATTATGGATTTCTTCATCATATTCTGGAACTTCTGGTCTATTAAAAGATACATTGATACGTAACATTGTCTTTACCTCCTGACAATATCTATAATGTTAGAAATCTTAACATTAAAAAAAGACCCCATTAATACTGGGGTCTTCTAGTTTGTATCAGTATGTACCTAAAACTCGTCGTTAGCTAACTGATCAAAGTAACTGAAAGCATCTTCATCAGTATTAACTGATGCAGGTGTTGCTATAGAAGGTGATGCAACAGAAGGACTTGGTTTTGATTCCATCTTTGCAGCAATCTCATTCTCTAGTTCCTCTTCATCTACTCTTCTAGTAGCAGTGCCCTTAAGAACTAGATCTAATCTTGCCTTAAGTTCATCGTATGTCTTGAAGTTAGATGCACCTGTGAACTCATTAAGATCATGAATTTGATTGTAGATACTCTCTAGTTTAGCATCATCAAATCCACCTAGTGGAGAGACACTACCGAAAGTAGAACTATCATAGTTCCAAAAACCTGCAACCTTTTTGATTCTTAAATTAAAGTCAGCACCTTGCCAGAAATCAAAAGGATTGATTGGTTCTTCACCTTCAAACTCTGGTTGCATTGCTGCAATAATTTTATCATGTATCTTCTTACCATACTTGTAAAGGAATACTTTTCCTTCATTCTCTGGAGATGCAGCATCTTTAATAACATAGATGTTGCTGTAGTATGATAACTTACGTTTTTGTTTGCGTGCTATTTCTTTGTCCGAATCTAAACCACTGTTCCATAGTGATCTATTTAACTCACCAACAGGATCGTTCTGTCCTATAGTAGTTAATGAGTTCTCGATGTACCATCCACCTGGTCCTTGGAATGCATGACTCCATACCTTTGCCCAAGGTAATTCGTTACCTTTAGCAGGTGGTAGAAACCTGATGACAGCACTGCCGATACCTTCTTTACCCATTTGTGGTTTCCAAAGGCGATCATCTATAAAACCAGAAGTAACTTCGGTCTTATTAATTTCTTTGTTGAGTTTATCAAGCAAAGAACCTTGCTTTTTTAATGCAGCAAATGACATGTGTATTCTCCGTATTAGTTGTATTGTAGGATTGTCTGTATTATACAGTATTCATAAGAGATTGTCAAGGTTATCTCTCATCTCATGCAGTACCTTTCTCGCCTTTTTAAAAATAGGTAGACCTACCATTTCTTCTGGTACACCTAACTCCTTGGCAGCATTTCTAAAGTTTTGTTTAACAAGTTCACTGTCCTCATCATTCATAAGGTATGCCCTACTATATAGGGTCTCTTGTTTATCGACTAGTAGTTCTAGACCATCTATTACCTCTTCTCTTTGCTCTCTAGTCATCATAGCAAAGTATGGAACTTTCATCATGAGATCCATATAAGTGGAGGTCATTTCGTCCATTTCTTTCTGAACTATTTCCGAGTCGAATAACTTGCTCATAAATTCTGTACTGTAATAGATTTTATCTTGTTGTGATCCACTATAACAAATGGATCGTATTTTTGCAAGAGGTTTGATACTTTTATCCAGATAGAATCACTGAGTATTGTATCATATCTTTCTATGAAACCTGTTATCCTATTTAACATTACCATAGTTTCTGGCATGATATGATCACCAAGATATAGTTTAATTAGTATAGAGTGTGAGAAATTCTTACACTTCATTGCATCATTTAAGCTACCACATCTATCAACAATAGTTTTTAAATCATTCTCATACAAATAAGAAATACTCTGTATCTTTTTCTTCCAATCAAGGAAGTTCTTATCATTCATTTCTCCTACCCATAGGTTAGAGTTAGATAAGAAGTTAGATACAAAGTATGATTCTAATTCTTTTTTATTATATTTCTTGGCAAGTTTCTCAAAGAAGTATACGTCTGGTCTTTCATTAAACTTCTCTTGTGATGCTTTTATGTGACCATTATACTTAAAGTAATCGTATGTCTTTCGGGAGAAGTGTGCCTTTATTGCCAAGTAAATTACATAACAATCAAAGGAACTCATATAGGAAGAACTGCTTTAGTAGTTTTCTTTATGAAGTTTAATTTTATTGCTTCTGCTTTAATCTTTTCCTTTAAAGTTGGTGCTATCAACTTAGTAACTGAATCAACTTCTATGTCTTTCGACTCACAGAAGTCAACGATAGCATCAATGTAACTCAAGGTTCTGTTACTATCTTTAACGATGTTCTCAATCGTCATGGAGAATTTGTTCTTATCCATAAAGGTGTCGTCAATTAATTCATTAATGTTTTTAGATTTACTGGGCATCGTTATACTCTTGAATGTAATCTCTCAATAAAGGCACGTAGTCATCAGGATTCTTTATGAATACCTGTGTGTCCCCAGTTTGACAAGTTATAAGAGTAACGATCTGTTCGACTTTAATACCAGATCTTTCCTCATACATTTTAGCATAACCTGTCTCTTGTACCAAGTACCCCTCAATCCATTCCTCTTTCTTTTCTTTAGAGGATGTCTTGAAGTCGATGATTGATAACTTACCATCGAACTCTGCTATGCAGTCAACTCTACCTGCTATTGCAAACTCGTGACTGTATAGTGGTGCTTCTTGAAAGTGAATGTTGTTTATCCGTGCAAGCATTGGCTTTGCTTGCGTGAAAAGTATCTTAGCAAGATGTTTACCATCATACTTTTCAAGGTCTAGTTCATTGTTAAGATAATCTTCAATCATACTATGAACTGTAGTACCTGCAGTAGTAGCACGTTTAGAAATCTTGTTTGCTTCCTCAGCACCAACTCGTGCTCTCCATTCAGCAATAGATTTTCTATTTCTAAAGGAACAGATAGTAGAGATAGATGGATACTTTTGATCCCCCACCTCATATACTCTCTTACCTCCTACATTTCTTGCACAGATGTCTTCAAGAGACATCTCCATAATAACATGATTAAACATTAAAGACCTATTTGTAATTTAGTAATGATGTAGTTTCTAATTAAACCACTTCTAACAATATCGTTGACATCAAACTCAATGTTAGCGAACTCATCCATGATCTCAAGTATCTTCATGAAGTCAAGGATACCATTCTTTTCATTGGTCTTTACTAAATCTGTCTGTGCTATGTCACCAGCAAAGATAATTTTAGAATCATTACCAACACGAGTCATAATTGAATCTAACTCATGGAAGTTTAAATTCTGGCACTCATCGACAAGTACTATAGCATTGTCTAAAGTAGTACCACGTAAGAAAGATGTACTCCAGAATGAAATTGTTTCTTGTGCTTTTAGATTATCATAAAGCATTTCAAATGCAGGATCATCAGGCATCTTGAACATATACTTTACCATATTCTGATAAGGTATTTGATATAGATGTGCTTTATCCTCGTGATCACCTGGTAAGAATCCAATCTCTCTGGTTGGTACAAGTGAACGTACTACATAAAGTTTTTCGTACGCTGTCTTGTTAGATAGAATCTCTTTTAATGCTAGGTACATTGCAATGAATGTTTTACCTGTACCTGCACAACCATATAAGAATAGGTTCTTATTGTTTTCGTAAGCATCAAAAACTAACTTCTGATTGTCGGTCAGAGGTTGGATGTCAGTTAGTTGTTCTGTATTGATAGGTTTCTTTCGTCTCATCTTTTTAGGGGAACTGTTTACGAAATCAAAATCAGAAGTTTTCTTTCTACGTGGCATTTAAATGTTGCTAGTGAAATTGGTGTCGATAGTTGAACCAGGATTTGCTTTCTTGATACTCTTAAGAACATCTTTGAAACCATCTGGTCTCTTGTCTCTTATATGAGCATCAGCAACCAAACCAGGATAAGTGGAATGGTACTGTTCTAAGTGAGGGTTATCCTCCTTATATTTATCGAGGACAGTAAAGGACATCCGTTCTTCGGTGATCTCTCCTGTCTCTTTATTTCTAAATTCATAAGTTGGCATTACCTAAACCTCTTAGAGATAATCATCTCGGCAATAAACTCACCGACTAAAGTTCCTATGATTTGAAGCATAGTTTTGGGTGCACTACCTGCTAACTCCTCAAACATATACATGTTTAATCGGAAAGCATAGTTTGCTTCTGTTATTATCCCATCAACTTGCGTTTGTGTCAAGGGCAAACAGTTTAGTGTACCTCTATAGTTATTTTTAAAGTCAACTGGATTGTATATATCTTTGAACTCATAGAAATTAAAAGCTTCATCACTTAATTTCAATGACTTCTTTGCAATCCCTTTTAATATCTGACCACCAGATAGATCACCCATGTACCTAGTGTAATGGTGTCCTATGAATAGATGTGGTTCTTGACGACCTACCTCTCTTATTCTATCAATATATCTTTTGGTAGCATCACTAGGATATATTGTTTCATGCCACCCTTCTCCATAAAAGTAATCTAAATCTTTTGCTAATGCTTTATGACGTTTTAGTTCATCAAACAATATTGGACTCACTTCATCGTTGTCTTTTAAGTGCTCTGCAACGTCCTCTAAGGCAGTGTAAACAAAGTAAAGGTTAGATACTAAGGTTCGATAACTCTCCTCGCTTACAACTCCTCTCAGGAACGATGTAACAAA